GGCTTCCCACTGTCTCATACCCTGCTTTTTCGATTCTTGTATCCATCGTTTTTTCGTTGTAGTCAGCTTCTGATGCATATTTTCGTGCCTGTTGCCATAGCATTGTAGAGGTATCTCCCCACATTTTCGCCTTAGCTGCTATCTCTTCGGTTGACATATTGATATTTTCGATTCTTGCTTCGTTGAGCTTTGCTGCTGTTTTAGCGAGTTCGGTATCCACTCCTGCTGTTTTGGCTGCATCAGCTTCTTTTTTGGCTGCATCGGCCTCTAAATTGCGTTTTTGGGCATTCATAAGGCCAAGCTGTATTCCCATTCCCGCACCTTCGATTATTTGTGACTTTATGGCTTGCGGTGCACTTGTGTTTGCTCCTCCTGCTGATTGTCCGCTTCCTGCAATTGCGTTGCCTCCTGCTGCTGTTGCTCCTCCTCCGCCTCCTTGTCCGTACAATAGAGCTGGATTTAGTCCTGCTGCTTCAAGGTGTGCTACTTGGTTCTCGTAATTGGTATAATCCCACATGTCTTTGTTCGCATTGTGTGACCAATTAGCCATATCCATTGCGTATCCTTGATTTATTCCTGCCATTTCTTTGGCGTAATCTTGTTGTTTTGCTAACATGTTCAGATTGTATTCGTTTTGCAATCCCATTAGCTTTTTTTGGTTTCGATAGTTTCTTCGATCAGAGATCGCTCCTCCTATCATACCTAAGGCTCCAGATACTAATCCGTTTCCCCATCCTGAACTTAGAAAATCTGCCATTGTTGTTATTTTTTTACGCGCTTTTATTAAAGCGTCTTACATTATAGTTCATAATATATGTTACATGCGTACCACGTCGAAAAAGTCGGGATGTTTTACCACCCCGAGCTTTTGTCATGTGACCTACGCGGATGCCTCCGTTGCTCCCGCCATGTCTGGATTTACCTCTCTGTTTCCAGATTCAGCATCTTTCTTTTCACCGTTAACCATGATATCATATTCCATTTTTCTTTTGGCATTTACGGCATTCATGTTTTTCTCCATCGCTTCTTGCGCTATTGCGAATCTATCTGTTCTGATATCATACGCTGGTAATACTCCATCTTTTCTCTCTGTGTAAATTAAAGGCGCTCCATCGTTAATCGGTTGGTTCTCTTCAAAAAGCCTTGCTACCTTGTCTTCGATTCTTTCACCTTCGATATATTCGAATTCTTCATACCCGCTGAAGTTTCGTTCAATTTTTTTACTGGGATATTTCATTATTTTCTCCTTTCTGTTTCACGTGAAACGATTATAAGTTAGGTATAATTTAGCACTCATTAAACGTCTTGCTTTGATATTCACTCCGATTTGTACCCAAAAGTTCTGAGCATCAAACGATTGATCTGCAAAGATTCCGTTGTATAAGGTTGGATCGATATAAGTTGTCATATCTTTAATTGACGATTTTTCTAATTTGTATTGTCTTGATAATATCATAAAGTTTTCGTTTGTAACGAAGTTTCCGAACGCTTTGTTAATATTTGTCATATAATCAATCCATGCAGGTTGTTTTCCTATGAACTTTTGTTTTATGATATCCGACGCTCCGTCGATTGTTGTTGTATTAGCGTGTAGTAATTCTGCGCTTAGATCCTGGAATCCTATGCCGTCTAATGCTGGTTTGTGAAGGTCGTCGATTGTTTTTAGGTTTACGTCGAACTGATTTCCTTGTGTATAATCAAGTCTTGGTGTAATACTGCTAATTCCGATAAGATATCCTGGCTCTGTTGCTCTTACGATTACTTTTCCGCCTTTTTTATTGGCATCCATGCCTCTACCTGCAAGTGTTCCTAACGGTTCGTCTGTTGCTGCTGCTGTTGATACCACTTCTTGGAATACAATTTCTGCTGATTGTCCTCCGCAATAGATTGGTGTTTCCGTTCTTTCAGTATATCCTCCTGTGTATGTTGTTTCCAACCATGCACGATATGATCCGTCAGATACTGCGATACGGTTAAGGTAATTATATACTTTGTTTGCAAGGTTCAATGCGTCGATTGTAAATTTTCCGTCTTCTACTGCTACGGCTGTGATTTTGTTAATTCCATCGTCTCCGTCAATCCATTCGGTGTTAATCCAGTTTTGACATATATCGGATTGATATGTTTTTACCACTAATCCCCATTCTGGAGTATAGTAAAAGGCGTCGCTTTGGTTTGTTGATGCTCCTCCTGGTTTGCATAGATAATCTAACATCTTCACAGTTGTGTTGTTTGCTGCGATTCTGAAAGGTGTATTACCTTGTGTTCCTAAGATCAGTTCTCTTATTTCATCGATGTCGCTTAGTGCTTGCGCTTGAAGTTTTCCTTTTAATGTTTGTATTTGGTAGATAATTATTTGAGTTTGTTCTATCGATGATTTAATTATATACGTGTATGAATTGGTAGCAGGCGTATATGACACGAATTGCAGGATCTGTGTGATAGGATATTTGTTGATACTGTATTGTGTCAGACCGGGAGTTGATGTTTTTTCTTTTATGGTGATCGTCGTGTTTGCTTCGAACTCAGTTTGATCCATTATGAATTCAGGATTGAGTTGTATTTCGATCCTGTTACTTTCGAGTAACACCATGCCGTTAGTTCTGTTTGGATTTTTCGATGTTTCTACTGTTGTTCCTCCACTTGATGTCCCTGTATATATTGTTAGTTTGATTGCTCTGTTGTAATAATCCATAAAGTAGAAATTATCTTCTTGTTTGTTGGCATAGTAGTTTTTGAAGATATCGTAATATCCTAATGCAGGAACTGCGTTGAAATCTCTTTCTTTTATGGCGACTGTGCCTGTTATTTGACCTGTTCCTCTTAGTCCTAAGTAATTCCATAGGCTTGACGGATGTGTCATGTTAAATGAATCAGCTGGTTCATTTGTTCTTCCTGGATTTACTTCGAATACCCATTGTGGCAATTTAATTGCTGACATCTTAAGACCTATTTTTGTCTTGTTGTTGTGAAGCCAGCTATTATATAAACGTATTGGACAGAAAAAGACATCGTTTTGCAATTTAAAACTACCAAACAATGGTCCGATTGTCGGATGTGTCAATACATTGCTTTGTAAATGTATTTCGAATGTATCATCTTTGGTCATAGGTAATGACATAAATGGTACAAGTGTTCCTACTGCTTGAGTGTTTCTCCAGATGTAACTGAGGTTATGAGTTGAGCGATTATAAGTCCTTAAGTGAACTTTCATTTTGTTGTTGTCGCCCAATGTATTTTTACCAATTGCTCTTGTTAACATTATTTATCCTCCTCTTTTTTAAGATATTGTTGAATTAAGTGTTCTGATAGTGATACCGCTAAACATGCTATCATATCCCAATCTCGATCATCGATTGCCTGTTGGGCTTCTTCGTAGCTGTTGAACCGTCTCGGTGATGCCAATTGATTACCTAAGGTAACCATGTATTGATCTTCTTCTTCACCGTTTTTTACCGCTCTGATTTGGAAAGCGTCTTTGTTAAAGCTAAAATTTTCTTCCATTTTTTTTACCGTTTTAAGTTAATATTAGTGTTTATTGAGTCTACCTTATTGGTAGCGCTTTGTTCACTTTTCTGTTTACTGTTTGTATTTTTCCAGAACACACTCATTGTTGCTGTGCATGATTGTGCTCCTAATGCTGTTAATAATGCTGTTAGTACTGTCACTATAATTCTAATGATTTCTTTCCAAGTTGATTTTTTCATAATTGTAATTTTAATTGCACACCATTGTTGAATTCTACTTCTTTGATTTTTTCGTTTACCAGATTGTCTATCTCTTCCCATGTGATTTTTTCAACCGCCTCTTTGAATACGAGATATTTCCTTGTGTGTATATCTACTAAGAATGCCACTATTGCTTCCTTGTTTTTCAAGTGCCTACAATATCCTGTATTGTAACTTTTTTATCTGTAATTCAAAGATCCTGTTGTTATACATGTATAGAGTATATAACATTTTATCTCCGTCAATCACTTTGACATCCTTGATTTTTGTCCTCATATTCTTCTCCTTTCTGGACACTGGTTATCTCACCGTTCATTTTTTTTGCAGTGTATTCTATTGATGCGATTGCCTTTTTAATACTTTCTGCTTTTACTTCTGTTTCTAAACTCATTCCTGTGACAAATGTAATTGTCAGTTTCCATTTCCAAATCTTTTTCATAATTTTACCATTTTAATTTCTAATGTGTATTCGTAAGTGTTTTTAAATCCTCTGTTTTATTATTGCAATTATCATGCTGGTTGCCTCTATTGTTATTGTTCGTTCTTCATTGGACATTGCGTCTCTAAGTTTATATCATATAATGCAGTTTCTCATTTTTACCTCCGTTTTTAGTTTGTTTATTTTTTTGATTTTATTGCAAATATCGGCATTCTTTTTCATATATGCAAACCGGTTTACCACATTTTTATATTACTTTAACATCTCGATAGGCACTCCTATTCCACGCCCCTTCATATCCTTTTGACGGTCCAATCTCGGGGGGTCCCCTTTAGGGGGTGCTCCCGGTCAGTTTAACCTAAACCATTAACTATGTTAAAAATCAGGCGGTAGCCGATAATGTTACTTTCCCGGGTCGAGCGTCGGCCACGCTCGTCGCCTGTCGGGCGAGACCGACCCGCCGGAGGCTCATAGCGCAGCGCGTCAGGGATTGAAGAGGAAAGCCCGGAGCGACGAAGGAGTGAGGACTTGAAACGGAAAGCCCGCCCGGACGCCCTCTTATCGAGAACGTTGCCGAGCGAGCCTTCTAAGATACTTCGCTTCGTCCCATTTTATCGGATCATCTCCGTGTAGTTGCCGAGCCCTTTTTTGCGCGTCACGCAGCATTGCGAAGTACGTAGCTTCATCGCGAATGTCACATTCCTGCCCCATTATCCAGACCTTTCCTTTTTTGGATTTTTTCGAGGAATAGTTGCTCTCTTTCTTCATCGGTGTATAATTTATTTCTGTAATATATAGGTAGGTTCAATTTCACACCGTTCCTTAATCGATAAGTTTCATTTGTTTTAGATTCACGGTATCGGTTCAATTCCGAATCCGCTCGATTAAGGTAACCTGCCCCTATTCCTGCGCTACAAAGGATAGTTGGTATAAAGTCCTTGTGCTTTTCGTCCGTTTTTGTGATATATTTTGTGATGTAATTTACAGTACATTCGTTTACAAATGTGCCTATAAATACGAAACCATACTGCCATAAAGATCCTGTCAACGTTTCTGCATTCTCTCCCCAGATAAGTCCATGCAGGTGGTATCGTTCCGTATTTGTTCCACCTCTTTCCGTTGTAAGCCAGTGCTTTAGTGATTTCTTTGTTTTTTTTTCGCACTCGTTCTAAGAATAATCTTACCATCTTTTTTATACAATCTTCGTCTGATAATTGTATGTATGCGTTTTTGATTTTTCTCCATGATTCATCGCTTATTGTCAATGTTACAAATATTGCTTTTGGATCTTGCCTGATTTCTTCGGATAATCGTACTTGCCAGGCTCTCCCCTTTTGTTTCATGCATTCAAAACATTTTCCGCAAGCTGCTGTTACGTATCTTAATCTTTCGTCTGGACAAGGCGGTATTACACCTTTGTTTTTTTTTTTTGCAATACCGCTTGTTTTTTGATCAGTTTTGGATATAAACACATTACTCTCTAAACACTTCCTTAATCCATTCTTCAGACCATCCTTCTTTTCCGTTGTTTGTTCTGCGTTTGTTCACCACTTCTTTTATGCCTTTTGACGCTGCTTTTATTATGTGCTTTTATTTTTATCAAGATCTGTTACGCCTTCTAATAGCGCCACTCCTGCATGCACTCCTTGATATATCCAATCTTTCAGCAATGTTTTGTTTATGTCAATGCTCTCCCATTGTTTTTGTAAGAGTTCATTTGCTACATGGTCTGCTGCTGTTGTTGCATTCATTCTGTTTGTTCCTGCATTATACCATGCTATTGCTATGTTCTCTGCTATTGCGTCTGTTTGTGCTTTTGTAAATTGAGTTCTTGCGATGGTCTCCAAGTTTTCTAATAGGCTTCCCACTGTCTCATACCCTGCTTTTTCGATTCTTGTATCCATCGTTTTTTCGTTGTAGTCAGCTTCTGATGCATATTTTCGTGCCTGTTGCCATAGCATGAGTTCATTTGCTACATGGTCTGC